CTGCTCGCCAGTTGACGGTCACCACGGCCACGGCCAACCTGTCCAAGCTGGCTGGCCTGTCCTACGACACGCCTGGGCGGCTGGCCGAGTCGTCCGCCGGCCCGATCACGGCCTACGTGGCCGGCATCCCCATCGACCAGCAGGGGCGCATGGTGGTCGCCAACGCGGCGGCCGTGCGCTATGCCCCCAATGCCATCCCCATCACGGCCACGGGGGCCGTGGCCTTGGCGGGTGGTGTCCCGCCCGACAGCACGGCCCCGACAGATCCGACCGGGCTCCTGGCAACGCCCAACTCCGAGACCCAGGCCACCCTCACCTGGACGGCCTCGACCGACGCCGTGGGCGTTACCCTGTACCGGATCGAGCGCTGCACGGGCGCTGCTTGCGTCAACTTCGCGGAGATTGCCACCGACAACGCATCGCCCTACGTGGACACCACCCTGGCGGCGGCCACGGCGTACCGCTACAGGATCCGCGCCCAGGACGCTGCGCTCAATCTCAGCGGCTACAGCAACATCGCATCTGCTGCCACCCCGGATAACACGGCACCGACCGCGCCGAGCAGTCTCGTGGCAAACCCTGTCAGCGAGACTCAGGTGGACCTGACCTGGGCGGGCTCGACCGACAACGTGGCCGTCACTGCCTACCTGCTGGAGCGTTGCACGGGTGCTGGGTGCTCCAGCTTCGCTGAGATAGCCCAGCCCACGGCCACGAACTACTCCGACACCGGGCGGGCGGCCAACACGGTCTACCGGTATCAGGTGCGCGCCCGCGACGCGGCGAACAACCGCAGTGGCTACAGCAACATCGCCCAGGCCACGACGCCAGATAACACTGCGCCGACCGCGCCCACGTCCTTGGTGGCGACGCCCAACTCCGAGACACAGATCACGCTGACGTGGACGGCGGCCACCGACAACGTGGCGGTCACCACATACAGGATCGAGCGTTGCACTGGCGTGGCCTGCAGCAACTTCGCGGAGATTGCCACCGACCCGGCGTCGCCCTACGTGGACACCGGCAGGACGGTGAACACCACCTATCGCTACCAGATCCGGGCGCAGGATGCGGCCAATAATCTGGGGCCGTACTCCAACATTGCGACTGCACTCACGCCCGACCAGACCGCGCCGACCGCTCCCACGTCCCTCATCGCCAACCCCGACAGTGCCAGCCAGATCACGCTGACCTGGGCGGCGGCCACTGACAACGTCGCAGTCGCAGGCTACAACCTGGAGCGTTGCGCGGGCGCGGGGTGCTCCAGCTTCGCTGAGATTGCCACGCCGGCAGCGTCGCCCTACTCGGACCCTGGCCTCGCGGCTGGCACCACGTACCGCTACCAGATCCGGGCACGCGACGCCGTGCCCAACTTCGGGCCGTACTCCAGCATCGCGGAGGCCGTCACCACGGCACCGCCGGCCGGGGCCATCACCCCGCCCGATCTGTTCCTGGCCGGCGAGCTTGGCGGCTGGTGGGATCCCAGCGACATGTCCACCATGTTCCAGGACACCGCTGGTGCCACGCCTGTCACGGCCGTGGGCCAGCCTGTCGGGCGCATCAATGACAAGAGCGGCCGTGGCAATCATCTGACCCAGGCTACAGCCGCCAGCAGGCCGCTGCTGCAGAACGCCAACTTTGAGAATTATCTCGACTTCGACGGGGTGGACGACTTCCTGGTCAGTCCCACGATCAACTTCGCCACTGCTGTTGTCAACAGCATGTCGATCTGGCTGGGGGTTAACAAGACCACGGATACACCCACCGGCAGTGCCATCGAACTGAGCGCGAATAGCTCATCGAGCAACGGCGTGTTCATGTGGCAGATCCCAGGCACGTCGCCCAATGGCTATTTCTACCGGTCGCGGGGCACGGCCGACCCGCAACTGAACATCAACGGGTTCCTGCAGCCGCGCCTGGACGTACTGTTCTCGATGTCCACCATCACGACCGATAGCATCATCGCCCGCATCAACGGCGTCCAGGTCGCCGGATCTGTTGGCGACCAGGGTGCTGGTCCCTACGGCAATTGGCCGATCTACATGGGCCGGCGCGGCGGCACCAGCCAGCCATTCAAGGGCCGCATCTACCAAGCCATCGTGCGCGGTGCGGTCACCACGGCGCAGCACATCATCGACATCGAGCGGTACGTGGCCGGCAGGACCGGGGTTGCCATCACGGCGACGCCGCTCGACCTGTTCCTGGGCGGCGAGGTGGGTAGCTGGTGGGACCCGAGCGACATCAGCACCCTGTTCCAGGACGCGGCCGGCACAACGCCCGTGACGGCCAGCGGCCAGCCCGTGGGGATGATCCGGGACAAGTCTGGCCGGGGCAACCACCTGACGCAGACCACGGCCGCATCGCGCCCGACCTACATCGATGACGGCACCTTGAAGTCCCTGCAGTTCGACGGGGTGGACGACTGGATGGTCAGTCCCACGGTCAACTTCGCGCCCGGGGGCGGGGTCATGAACATGTTCGCTGGCCTGTTCGCGGACACGAACGTGGGCGTCGGGCTGGTGTGCGAACTGAGCGCAACGTCCTCGGGCAACAACGGCACCTTTGCGCTCCAGGCTCCACCCGGCGACTTGGACGGGTTCTACTGGCGCAGCAAGGGCACGGTGGACACCGTGCTCGACGTGGACGGCATCTCGTTGCCGACGACCAAGGTAATCCACGGGCAGAGTGGCATCCCATCCGACTACTCGCAGATACGTGTAAACGGCACGCAGGCACTGCAGTCACTGGCCGACCAGGGCACGGGCACCCACGGCAACTTCCCGATCTACGTGGGTCGGCGCGGCGGCACCACGTTCCCCTTCAAGGGCAAGATCTACGGCCTGATCCTGAGGGCGGCACCCTGCACCACGAAGGAGCAGGCCGACACCGAGCAGTACCTTGCCGGCAAGTCGGGCATCTCCTTCGTGTCGAACCCGTAAAGGCACACCATGGCACTCAACGGATCGATTGCCGCTGCTGCCCCCGGGGGTGCGCTGCGCACCGACACGGGGCCACCCGTGAGCTTCAATGCCGGCACGCCGCTGCTGGCCGACAACCACGTCGCCACCACCGACACTGCCCAGGCGGGCCGCTATGCCGGCCTGTCCTACGACCCCGCAGGCCGGCTGGCCGTGGCCGTGGGCGGCACGCCAGTGGTCTGGGTGGCCGGCGTGCCGGTGGACGCGAGCGGACGCACGGTCGGTGAGGTTGGTGCTGCGGTGGCCTACGCGCCCAATGCGGTGCCCATCACGGCCTCTGGCAGGGTCGCCATGCAGGCTACCGGTGCTCCTGCATTCAGCCCAGCGCAACTGTTCGCGGCCGGCGAGCCCGGTGGCTGGTGGGACCCGAGCGACATCACCACACTGTTCCAGGATGCGGCCGGCACCATCCCGGTCACGGCCACGGGGCAGCCCGTGGGGCGCATCAACGACAAGAGTGGCCGTGGCAACCATCTGGTCCAGGCCACCTCGTTCTCGCGTCCTGTATATACAGTAGCTGGGGCTTTACGGTATCTCGCCTTTGATGGGGCGAATCATTGGATGGTGTCCGTAGCCAACCTGAACATGTCCACCACCGATGCGCTGACGGCGTGGATAGGCGTGACCAAGATCGCGGACAAGACGTTTCACCAGATGCAGTTTGAGTTGTCTGCCAATCTTGGCAACAACGTTGGCTCCTTCTACCTCAACCATCCCGATGCCAACGCTCCCTTCTACGAATTCCTCTCTCGCGGGAACGTGGTCAACTTCAACGTCACCGTAGCCACGGCGGCCGCCGGCATGTCCACCAACGTCATCACCGGGCAAGCCGACATCTCGTCCGACATCAACATCGCACGCAGCAACGGCGTGCAAACGGCCAGCAACACGTTCGACCAGGGTGGCGGCAACTACGGCAGCTATCCGTTCTGGGTCGGCTGCCGGGGCGGCACCCAGTTCCTGGCCGAGATGAACCTGTACGGCCTGATCATTCGTGGTGCCGCGAGCGTGGCCGGCGACGTGACGGCGGCTGAACAGTGGATGGCTGCGAAGGCCGGTATCACGTTCTAACCCCTGGGGATACACGACCCTGCTAGACTGGTTCTCCGCCCATTACGTTACTGGGCATTAAGGAGAACCCAATGATCCAGTGGAACATCACGGAGAAGCAGGCCGACCAGATCCTGCAGACCCTGGCTACGCGGCCGTTCGCGGAAGTCAACGAACTGATCCAGGAACTGCTGCGGCAGGCGCAGAAGCCGCGCCCCCTGGAGGTGGTGCCGCCGGTAGTCGAGCCCGGGGCAGCGTGATGGACGACAACCGCTACCGTGTCATCGTCTGGCGGTGCTGCGCGGCCGTCCTGGCAGCCTTCTGGACCGCCGTGGTCTGGCTGACCATCATCAACATGTAGACAAAAGGACGGCCCCCGAGGGGGCCGTTTAAACTCTCGGAGGAGAGGAGGGAGGAAACGATTAGGGAGCGGCTGACGGGTCAATATACGACGGGCCAGTCTTGAGGCACACCGGCATCCCGGCCCGCTTGGCGACCTTCTTGTCCGCGTAGCAGACCGGTGTCGTCACCGACTGTCCCGTCCGGGAAGACACAGGCACCTCCGCCTGACTCAACAGTACAGCCCTGCAGGGCATGCCAGCCCGTGCGTAGGCCGCAGCCACCGTAGGGTCCACGCACAGCACCTCCCTGGCTGCCTCGGCGTGGCCGAATGAGTGCATCAGGGCCGCTGCGGCGCGACGTTCGCAGCCGTCATCCTTGTGGCCGCTGCCACCAGAAAAGCCCCAGCCCATACCAGCGATGCCAACTGAAGAACCGATGACGCAAGGAGAAGTGACCCCAACAGGCGGAGCGTAAGCCTGGGCTGCGGACTTGATGCGGTGGGTTCCACCGTACTCGACGTACTGATGAGTCTCTCCCGATTGCTCGATGCGCTGCGTGCCATCTGAGCGGTTGACTGTCTCGATGCGCTGGACTTCCGGCGCACTGGAGTTGAATGTGATGTTGTTGCCGTAGGCGGCAGTCTCGCTGGACGATGAGCTTGTGGCCGACCTGTCGGGGTTGGCCGTCTGCGCACAGACCGGCAAGGCTGCCACCATGGCAAGCCCGATGATGAGCTTGTGCATGGTGGCTTCCTGCTACTTACGGAGCGACGCCAAGGGAGGCAGAACCACCCAGGAACGCGCCTGCACCGGCACCAGCGGCATTGCCCAGGTTCAGGCCGAACGATGCGCTCGCGCCGACTGCGTCGGTCACGGTGCTCGTGGTCGCGCCCGGGACGGCGGTTGCCGTGCCAGTCGTCGCGGCACCAACGGCGTTGGTGTGGAACGACAGGCCAGCACCAGGGCCGGACTGCGACAGGCTACCCGAGCCGACCTGGATGGCCGACACGCTGGAGGCTTGGTCGCCACCACCCGGGTTCGACTGCGCCGTGGCACCAGCAATGCCCGTCTGGGCTGCGCCGGCCGCGCTGGCGGCATTGCCGACGCTCACGCTGAACGTGGTGTCGGTCCCGACGCTGGCTGCGCTCGTGGTTGCCGAATCCTGGCCGGCTGCGCTCACTTGCGCGGCGGAGGCCGTGCTGTTGTTCTGAGCGTGCGACACCGCCAGGGTGGCACCACCGGAAGGTCCCGGGGTGTTGGTCGAGGCGGATCCACCGGCCACGGTGGAGAGCGATCCACTCAGGGCCGACGTGTCGGTGGTCTGAGCGAAAGCGGCACCACCAGCGGTGGCGAGGGCGGCGGCTGCCACAAGAGTGCGGATCATCTTCATTTGGAAATTTCCTTGCAAGTTACTGGCCTAAACCCGGGCCAGCGACGGGATTCTAATGTACCTCGGGGCTTCCTGCCGAAGTTTCTTCAACCGGTGTGCGAATTTCGACACCGGTCGGTGAAAGCCCCAGGATCTGCTCTGCGAATGACACGCCGATGACGGCGGACAGATGCACGATTGCGTCATGTACCTCCTCGGACAGATACGCAATGTTCTTATTGACGAGGGCCGCCGTGAAACAGTCCTTCGTGGTCGGCCCCTTGCATATCAGTATACGCACGGAATGCTCGTCCTCCCTAATGGCGACCCGGATCGGGGCCTCCTTGATATGCACGTCTGTCACTTTGTCTCCTTGGGCTTGTAGGCGTCGGGCCGCAGCAAGGATGCGGGGATCCTGAACACCTTGGCAAGCTGGGCGGCCCGCAGGATGGGCACGGGGAAGTTGCGGTCACGCCTGCAAGCGGCTTCCCACTTGTAGAGCGACTGCGGCTTGATGCCCAGGGTCCGTGCGATGTCGGACTTGGTTGTATCCCTGGGCATCTTGTAGGTCATGGCCCACAACAGTGGGTGGTCGGTGGTCATCCTGCCCCCAGGCATCTCGGTGGGCAGCGACAACACTGGCTGGCGTGCTCCGTGGTTGACTGGCTTCTTGATGGCTGGAGGCTTGACGGCCTTGCGGACGTGCGTTGCGTTCTTCATGGGGTACCTTTCAGGCGACCGAGGATTGCGGACTGGACATCGGCCTTCTCTGCGAGGGCCTTGGCGATGTCTTCGTCCACGGTCCCCTGGGCCGTGAGGTAGTGTATCACCACAGGCTTCGTTTGACCCTGACGGTACACGCGAGCGTTGAACTGAATGTGTTCCTCCAAGTTCCAGGTCAGACCGAACCAGCACACTGCGTGCCCGCCTGCCTGGAGATTCAACCCGTGGGCCACCGACGTGGGGTGGGCCAGCAGGACAGGCAGCTTACCAGCATTCCAGTCCTCGATGATCTTGTCGGCCGCTGCCCGGGTGACCCCGCCGCCCAGGTACGGCACTTGCTGGCCTGGGGGCAGTACGTCCTCCAGGGCCTCCTTGATGGCCGGCACCTCGTGCAGGAAGGCCACGGCCACCAGCAGCGGGGTGCCCTGCATCTCCTCGACCAGTTCAGCCAGGGCGTTGACCTTGGCGTTGTGGACGAAGGCCGATTCGCCGCCCTCGTGGTACGCCCACCCGTTGGTGATCTGGCGCAGCTTCATCACTGCCGCCGCTGCGTTGGCGGCCGTGAGCACGGCGTTGCCGTTCGTCTTTGCCACCAGTTCCTTGGACAGTTGCTCGTAGGTGCCGCGAGCGTAGCCCGGAAGTTCAACTGGAATTACGTTATACGAAATTGCCGGCATCGACAGGTAGTCCTCTGCCTGCAGGCGCAGGGCGATGTCGGCTATCTTGGTCGACACGGCGATGTCCGCGTCGCCCTTCGGGTACCACTTGGTGACAGTCTTGCCGCCGCCGACGCGGATCTCCTCGGGCTCCATGAACTGCTTGCGGAAGTAGGTGATGTAGCGGCCCAGCCGCTGGCCGTCATCCACGATCTGCATCTGGGCGAACATGTCCTCGATGCTCTGCGGGGCCGGCGTGCCGGTCAGGATCAGGCGACGCTTGAAGAACGGCAGCATGTGCTTGAGGGCCTTGAACCGCTTGCTGCTGGGGTTCTTGAACCGGGTGCTCTCGTCCACGATCAGTAGCTCGGGCTTGGTGCCGAACATCTGGATGACGTGATCCGACAGGTTGAACAGCCAGTCGGTGTTCTCCGGGTTGATCAAGTAGATGTCGGCCTTCGCGGCCAGGGCGGCGAGCCTCTCCTTGGGCGTGCCGTGGATGATGCTCACCTTGAGGTGGTTGAACTGCTCCCACTTCTTGATCTCGGCCGGCCACGTCAGGTACAGGGGCCGCAGGGGCACGATGACCAGGGTGGCCTGGATGGCCTTGTGATGCTGGAGCACGAGGTGCGCGGCCAGGGCAATGGCCGTCTTGCCCATGCCGGGATCGAGCAGCATGGCCGTGCCTGGATTGCTGCAGATCATCTGGATGGCCTTGGCCTGGAAGGGGTAGGGTGCGTATTGCATGTCTTTGGTTCGTGTACTGAAGCCTCAGTCTACCTTCACCCCAGCAGGCCGTCAAGCAGGGCCTTGAACTGTTGTGTGCTGTAGACAACAGCTACACGGTGGCCGATGCCCTCCAGTTCAGTGTGCCGGTACACCTGACGGGGTGACAGGCGGCCGTCTGGCATCTTGAATTCGACCAGGATGCAGCGGCCGTTGGGCAGCAGGACCAGACGGTCGGGGTCGCCGGCCACGCCGCCATACAACTTGATCGAGATGAGGCCCCGCTTGATGACGTACCGGCGGCACTGCTGCTCCATTGCGGCTTCACTCATTTGTCACCTCGGGCTTGGCAATATGCAATTTGAACTGGCGCACCTCCTGGTCGGTGGCCTGGATGATCCAGCGGTCCTGCTTGGTCGGCGCACCCCGCTTGTACAGGTCGCGGCCCGGACCCAGCATCCTCGCCAGGACGACACCCGCACTGCGCAGGTTCTTCGGGTGCAACCTGTCCAGGTCGCACAGGGCCAGCATGTGCTGCGGCCCGATGATCACCTGGATGGGGTACTTGTCGATGTCCTTGCGCCGCTCCAGGCTTTCCAGGATGTCCTCGGGCACGGGGTCAGGTGCCTGGAATTTGTCGGAGGCGGCGGCACGCAGGGCCTCCTCCTCGTCGGTCAGGTACCACTGCTCGCCGGCCTCCCAGGCTACATACATCTGTGCCCAGAATTGCTGCATGTCCACGCCGTGGTCCACGTGCGGGCGGCCGATCACCTTGACGGCCAGGAACCGGCCGCTGCCGGTGGGATCGTTGAGAAACTTCTCGTCGTTGACTGACCCGCAGAAGGACGTGCAGCGTGGCCGGCACAACCAGATGGCCGCGTATGGCAGGCGGTACTCGTCTGTCTCCTCGGTGATGAATGCCTTGAGGGCGGCGATGTCGGACTTCCTGAGGGTGCCGTCCAGTTCGCCCAGTTCCACGATGCCGCCCTGCAGGGCCTCGTGCTTGCTGTCGCGTGCGCCCAGGCCGTTCAGGTTCAGGTGCTTGCCGATCTTGCCGAAGCCCGGGGCCAGCGACATCAGCCAGCGGGACTTGCCGATGCGCTGGTCGCCCACGAGCACGAGCACCATGCCCTTCTGCGACTCGCGCCGCACCGTCCAGCCGCACGTGGCCTCGATGGTTTGCAATGCCCAGCGACGTAAATACCGCCGCCACAGGTCGGGGCGGGTGGTTGTCACCGACCCGGCCAGTAGCTCCAGGCGGTCCTTGCCGTCCCACTTCTTCGCCAGGATCCAGTCGCGCATCGGGTGCCAGTAGATGCTGTTGGCGATCCGGGCGAAGCAGTCTTTCAACTTCTGCTCGCTTTTCATGCGAGCGCGGCCGAAGACATCGGTCAACGCAGCTTCCACCATGTCGGCAATCTCCCGCTCGGACTTGTTGCCGAAGCGGTGCATCTCGATGCGCTCGGGCAGGATGTAGCTGGTCTTGGCCGTCATCAGGTTCAGCCGGGGATGCACGTCCAGCAGGCGCAGGCCGGCCTCGACGTTCTCGTAACTGGTCGGCTGGATGGCCTTGGGCTTGCCCTCTGCCGTGTTCTCGATGTGGGGCAGCATGCCCACGTCTATGTGCCCCAGGGATGCGCGCAGGCTGACAAAGTCGTACAGGTTATGGTCTTGCACGTTGTGCTCCAGGGTGGGCACCGTTACCGGTGGGGGTGGGTCCTCCCTGAAGCTGGCGGCCTCGCGCAGGATCTTTGCGAAGGCTTCCTGTACGGAGTCCTCGACAACCTCCTTCTTATTCGGGGCGGCTGGTTGCTTCAGCACCCAGTCGATGACCCGCTGGGCGTACTCGGCCTCCTTGCCGAACTGGCCGTGCGTGTGGTTGCAGTAGGGTAGGCACTTGCCAACGTCGCTGTCGGCCTTGTGCATGTACTTGGCTTCCAACCGGCCGTCCGTGTGCTCCTCCGGGAATGGGCACAGCATCGGCCACCAGCCGGCATCGTTCTTCGGGCCGATGATGTACCCGTGGTCCAGCAACCAGTCGAAGATAGGGTCGGGCATGCCGGCCGCTGGCGGCGTCTCGGGCTTGACGCGCCTGGGCTTCGGCGGACCCGGAAAAATTTTTAAAGAGGCTGCGAGACTCTCTAGCGTGTAAACGCTGAGTGGGTCGAAGTGATGCAGCACCGCCTCGAACGAGTCGCGGCCTTCCTTGTCGTTGATCGAGCCGGGGATCCTGAACAGGCGGCAGGCCCGGTTGACGGCCTTGTCCTGCATCTTGGCCTCTACGAGGGCGGCCACCAGGGCGTCGGCCGCCGGCACGTCCATGCACCACTCCTCCAGCAGGAAGCCCCACTGGAAGTTGCCGGGGCTTGTCTCCAGGATCCAGGTCGGGGTGGCGTGGATCATCTTTGCGTCCACCTTCGTGCCCACGTCATCGATCACGATGGCGCGCACGGCGTGCGTGTTCACGTCCTGGCGCAACTTCTTGTGGTCGCTGGCCCCGGTGTAGAAGTACCAAGCCCCGGGCGGCAATTGCTTGCCGTCCCAGGCCCACGTGCTGAAGTATTCGCCTTTCTTGAGGGTCACCAGGAAGTGAAGGCCCTCGGGGCAGCCCCGGGCGAGGAGGGAGAGAAAGTTGTACTGCGTGCTAACATTCGCGTCATCTTGGGTTGACATCAGTTACTCCGAGGTGCCGCGTGGTGGCGGCCTGTCTCAAGGAGGCCCCGGGAGCGATCCCGGGGCCTTTCTCATTTGACGTACCGCTGGCCGGTCTTGATTTCGCAGCCGAGTGGGAAGCCATCCAGCCATTCTGGCACCCGGCGCATCTCGCGCTGCAGGATCCGAGCCGCCATAGCGGATTCCCCAGCCTTGCTGTCGAGCAACAGTTCGTCATGTGTGTGACCGATGACGATGGCATCGATCCGGTGCCGCCGCAGGGCCTCGTCTGTGCGTGCTGCACAGTCGCGCAGCAGGGTGGCGCACAGGGCCTGGGTGACGTTCTCGGCCAGCAGGCCGTGCCAGATGCGCTCGGTGCGGAAGCCATTGGGCAGGGCCTTCTTGAAGGTCACCTCGGTTTCCCAGGCGTCGATGGGCTTGCCGCTCCAGCCATCGGTCTTGCCGTCTAGCTCGATGGGCGGGCGGCCACGCTCGACCACGGTCCCCCGGATGCCGTGGTAGTACAGGGTGGTCAGGCCGGGTAGCTCGCAGGCGACGCTGATGGTCTTGGGCAGCAGCGGCGGGATACGCTTGTAGGCCACGTGCCCGAGCCTCGTGTCGGTGCCCAGCACGGCCTGCATGAAGGCCCCGTACAGGCCCTTGCTGAACACCGTGGCCCACGGGTTGGCCTCGCGCCACGCGAACACCACGTTCTCGGCATCGGCCGGGTGCAGGCTGATGCCGTAGCCCCGGGCCATCGAACGCAGCGCGCCCCTCGCGCCGCCGAACTGCAGCGACAACTCGGCCACCTTGCCGATCTGCCTCTCCTCGTCGGGCACGTCGTCGTAGGGGGTGCCGAAGATGCTGGCCGCGTTGACCCGGTACACGTCGGTGCCGTCCCGGTACAGGTTCAGCTTCCACTGGCAGTCGGCCAACCAGGGCATGCCCTTGGCCTCCACGGCCGTCCAGTCGCCCCAGACCAGGGTGCGGCCCTCGGTGGCCCGGATGGTGGGCCGCAGCAGGCTCGCCAGGACGTGCATGACCTTGCCCTCTACCTTGTGCTCCAGCACGGCCTCGACGGTCGCCTGCACGTCCTTGGGCGTCTGCCTGGGGAAGTTGTGGACCTGGATGCCGGTGCTGCTGAACCGCTTGGTCTGGATGGCCCCGTAGCAGATGTAGGCACCCTGGGCACGGCCGCCCTCCTCGGCCCGACCGGCCATCTTGGCGTACTTGGCGACGCTGGCCTTGCCGGCGTCGTCCACTATCTCGATCAGGTCGATCACCTCGGGCTCGACATCCTTGGCCGCCTCCGAGCGCAGGAAGTCGGCGCGGGCGGCCTTGTCGGTCGATTCCTTCTCCACCTCCAGGTAGCTGCCGTCCTCCTGCTTCTTCCTGACCATGCGGACGAAGAATTGTTTAAACACCTCCTCGTCCAGCATGCTGCGAAGGGTTTCCTTGACGCGTGCGTGCTGGCTGGTGCTCGTGATGCGGCCGTCCGTGTCCTGCTTCAGGCGGGCGTTCAACTCGGCCTTCTCCTTGGCCCCGTATGTCTGGGCCGCCAGGGCCAGCGGCACGTCGATGGGCAGGCCGGCGTCGTTGATGCGCTCGGTCAGCATGTACTCCTCCTGCTCGTGCTTGAACAGGGGGACCAGCCTGGAGGCCACGAACACCTCGGAGATGACATCGTGCATGCAGTAGCGCATCAGGTCTATGTACTCGTTGGGGTCGTCGGCATAGCCCGTCAGAGGGGGCAGCAGCGGCTTGCACCACTTCAGCATGATGGCCGCACCCTTGCGCTTCTCGGCCAGGGACTGCCTGTTGCCCAGGTAGTCGAGGGCATCCTCCAGCCGACCGGGCAGGCCCCGGGCGCGGGCCAGGGCGGCCGTGCAACGCCACCTCTCCAGGGGGATGTCCTTGTCCAGCACGTGGCGGGTGATCAGCCGCTCGAACTGGGCGTTCCAGGCGTGCATCTCGCACTTCGGGTTGCGGAAGGCGTCGCGCAGATCGGCGGGCATCTTGTGGCCGGCTGCGTTGGGCCAGCACTGGACCTTGCCGTAGTCGATGCTGTAGGCGCAGCACAGGATCCTGGTCGAGGGGTGTCTCGCGTAGACGTGGGCACCAACCATGCGAAGGTCGATGTCGGAGCGGGTTTCGTAGTCGAAGTGGCAGATCATTGGAGCCTCAGTCTTTATACGCGTAACGAAATAGGCCCCGGGTTGCCCCAGGGCCTGGGCCTCAGGCAGCCTTCTTGGCTGCCTTGAACGGGGCCGCCTTCTTGGCGGGCACCTTCTTGGCCGGTACGGGGGGCTTCGGGGGCATGGGCATGGCATCAATCTCCGGTAGTTGGTCCACCCAGTCTACAACAGTGAACAGGGGCGTGTACACAGTCCCGAAGGTACGATTCTTGTGCTTGTACGAATCGTTGGACAGGCTGACCACGGCAATCAGCCGCTTGGGATCCGCCTTGTACTGGGCGATGTACTCCTTCTTGAGGGATGCGATGGCATTGCGCCCACCGTGGGAGGTGGTGCTGTACTTCAGCGGCTGGCCGTTGAGCACCGCCGACAGGCCCATCAGTTCGGACCACTCGCGGCCGTTCTTGGGCACCTCTTGCGGGCACGGCGGCATGGGTTCGTGCATCGGGGTCCAGATGTCGCCCAGCAACTCGGTCTGCACGCCTGGAAGGTCGCTGTCGGCCCAGCACTGCCACCCGTGGATGAAGCCACCCAGGTCGATATAGAGCACCTCGTCGTCCTCGACCGGTGTCTCCTCGACGCCGTGGGACCAGATGCCGGCCTTGCTCATCTTCAGGAACCCGACGCGGGTGGATCCACCCTCGCCCATGTTCACCATCAGGGCCTGGAATTTCTCCGGGTCCAGGGCCACAAGCTGGCCGCTTCCATTCCCGTTCGAACGGGTCGCTACTGCTTTCGTCATTTGCTAACTCCTGTACTTTGCAAGTTCAAAATTCGCCATCAGACGTTCGATCTTCGTTGCTTCTGGCTTTAGTTCGGGCAAGGCCGGGGCTTCACCCGGGGGACACTTTACCAGATTGGTGCCGCTGGAAACCGCCACGATCATGTCCTTCAGTTCCTGCGGCATGTTGGGGTGGGCCTTCTCGGCCATGGCCGGGGACATCAGCTTGTCCTGCCATATCTTGATGCGCCTGCGGCGTGCGAATATCAGCACCTGTTCCTCACTCACCCACTGGCGGGTCGCCCTTTTTGGTTTCAGCACGTACCCTGGAACCCCAGGTTTTCCCAGTGCAAGACACTCTGAGGCTGCCTTGTGGGCAGTCTCCCGCAGGGAGTTGATCCACGCATCCAGGCGGTCGGCCCGGTCGAGCCACAGGGCCACCGTCTGCAGGGTCATGCCCTTGGGCATGCCGGCCGCGCCCAGGGCCTCGATCACCTCGCCGCGCAGGACGGGGCAGAAGGACTTGGCCTTGCAGAAGCGGCACCAATCACCAGGAACGATATCCGCGCCGCCGGCCAGGGCGGCATGGATGGCAGCCTCGGCGCGAACGCCCCAGGCCAGCACGTTGGTTGCGCTCGTGTCCCAGATCTTGACTTGGTCCTCGGTGTCGGGCGGCTGGACGATGGTGATGCGAACCTTGGGCGGGTGCAGCCCCATTTCCTTCAGCATGCGGGCCAGGGCCATGTAGGCGTAGGCCATGCCCTGGTCGTTGTTCATCGGGTCCACCAGGATGCCGGCCCCGCACTTCAGGTCCACGATCTCCAGCAGGCCCTCGGCCTTGAAGTACAGCATCAGGTCGGGCGTGCCGAATAGCAGATCGGAGTGGTGGATTGTCTCCTCGATGGCGAAGGCACTGGCCTTCGCCATGCGGGCCATGGCGTAGTCCAGGTAGGGCCTGAGGAAGGTCAGGTCGGCCGGGTCGTGGTAGGCAGCCGGGTCGTTGCTCTCCAGGACGGCCTTGGCGACGCCGTGCAGGCGGCTGCCCTCGGCGGCGTACTCGCTGTCGGGCTCCTCGGGCCGCTGCAGCCCGAGGGCGAAGCTGCCGGGGCAGTTGATCCACCTCTTTGCGGAGGATGGGGCGAATGGTGCGTGCATGTTTAAACCTCAGGTTTCGTTGAAGCGGAGCGACATCATCTCAGAGTAGCTGAACAACCCGGTGCATGCCCTGATGCCGACGTGGTGCCCGGTCAGCTTCAGGCATTCGCTGTCGTAGACCCAGGCCGTCTTCGGCACCATGATGCGGCCCTCTGCGAAGTCCAGGCCGCTGGGCGTGATGCGCCAGAAGCCAGACACCTTGGCCTTGGGATCGTCGGGCTTCGGCAGTTCCTCTATCAGGCCCCAATGCTTGAGGCTGGGGTAGTTGTGGGTCTTGACCATCCAGCGCGGGTACTGGTGCGTGCTGATCCATTCTCCGGGCCTGGACTGGTGTATGGCCCTGAACCACAGGATCGCACGCCCGCGTGCGGCGGCCGTGATGTGGAACGGGTTGACCTTCGCCCAGCGGCCACAGCACGGGCAGTGGGCACCCTCGCCGTTCATTTCGGCGCGCAGCCGTATCCGGGCTTCTGCGAGCGTGTCGGTCATGTCAGCGGCTTTCGCAAGTGACGTTGCCGTTGTAGTCGCGGTAGCAGACCAGCCGCTCGGCGTTGGCGTCCACGGCGACGATGAAGCCTATGCCGGCGATGATGAAGGTCAGAAGGGTCTTGATCATGTGAATCTCCAGTGTGGTGGTGCCCCGCCTAAGCACATTGGTCGAGGCGGCGGGGCGCATCCTCGGTATGACAGGCCCGGGGGTTACCAGGACCCGGGCCGCGCATGTGCCATGCGCTGTTATGTCAGGCTATCTTGGTCACCCGAGCGTTGCTGCGCGCAACCCAGGCGGCCGTGCAGTTGGTGTTCGCGGCGATGATGGCGTCCAGGGCCTTGTCGGTCAGGCCGGCCTTCAGGGCCAGGGCCTGGGCCACGGCCTTCCAGTCGGTGGTCGAGCGCAGTTGGTTCGCCAGCGACAGGCGGAACAGTTCGCCCTCGTACTTGCCCTCGCCCGAGCGTTCAATCAGGACTTCCTTGATGGCGTCCAACTCGGTACCGATGTCGGCGGCGTCAGCCTTCAGGCGACCGAAGCGGTCTACCAGTTGGCCGGTGGCCGTGGAGGCGGGGGTCATGCGGGTGATGGTGGTGGTATTCATGTCTGTCTTTCGTTTCGTTTGCTGCTGAAGGATTCAGTATATCAGTCCCCCAGGCTACGTGCGTGTAGCCCGGGGTTATGTAGGGTCTTTAGCCGCCGACCGCCACGCCCTCGTGCGTGTGGCAGGCGGGGCAGGACATGTTGCCCTCGACCATCACGATGGCCGACTGCGACATGCGCCAGATCGCGCCGCAGTTGTCGCACGCACACTTCAGCATGCGGGTGGTCTGCTTCTTGACCGGGCTCTTGCTCTTGTCGAGCATCTGGTGGGGGAACGCGCCGTGCTTGTCGAGCATGCGCTCGGTGACCTTCGACAGAATCTCCGGGCGCAGGCCCATGGTGGTGGGCTTGCCCTCCAGGCCCATCCTGTTGGCGAGCATCACGAATGCCTTCTTGTGGCCGTTGGTGCAGTTGTCCACGGCATGCACCAGTTCGTGGGCCAGGATCGACATGACCTTGGCACTGTCCTCGATCTTCGGGCTGATGAAGATCTCGTTGATGCCGGCCTTGCTCGCCAGGGTGGACCAGCACTCCCCGATACGCTTCTGCGAGTCGCCGCCACCGGGCCACGAGCAGGACACCTGGACAGGCGGGACCACGATGTCGCTATCGCGGCGCATCGTTTCGGCGCGCAGCACCGACACGGCATGCTGGAGCCACTGCTCGCGGGTGATCGACTTGACGGGCTTGGTGGTGGTGGTCATGGGGTTCCTTGGTTGCTTGTTTAAACGACAATGAGAGTGTAGCTCGGGGCTATAACCTTGTCAAACGTCGGACATCCTGCTCCATGTTGCGCACCGCTCGCCAGTCGCCGGGTGTGCCGGCCCTGGTGTAGACGATGCCGCCGCGCAGGATCAGCACGAGGTGCTTGCCGCCCTTGTCCTGGCCGACCACAAGGCCCTCCTTGACCAGCCTCTTGATGGCCTGGGCGGCCTCTTTGCGATTGCACATTCAATTCTCCGTAACGTAAAGCCCCAGGACACAGCCCGGGGCATGGGTGCCCTACTGGTCCATCCACTGCGTGATGACGCGAAACGCGAAGCACCACCCGAGGGCGAATCCGATCACGAAGCCCACCACCAGGGTGATGAGGCCCATAAGCCAGACTTCCATGATCAGCCGCCCTTCGCGGAGGTGAGGTAGACCTTCGACAGTTCAAAGGCGGCCCGGTCCATCGCACGCTGGGCCTCCATCTCGGCCATGTAGGCGTCGATGGCCCTGTTGCGATGGCCGGCGGCCATCTCGTTGTTGATGCCGTATGCCCTGTTGGCGGCCAGGGACTGGGCCTGGGCGGCAATGGTCCAGGCCGATGCGCGCACGTAGGCAATGGCGTATGCCTCGGCCTTGCCGATCAGCTTGTCGGTCATGGGATCAGAGTAGGTCATGGGTTCTCTTTCAAAGGCCCCGAAGGGCCGGGTGGTGGTTCAAAACTTCTCGGCGCAGATCGGGCCGATGCCGCGCTCGATGGACTCGGGATCGGTCAGGTCGCGGTTGCAGATCGAGCAGCGGCCCGACGCACGGCCGTGCAGGACGGCGGCGGCCTCGGGATCCTTCTCGATGGCGAGCAGGGCATCGTTGAGGGTGGCGACGTTGATGCCGGGGCGGGTCCACAGGGTGAGCATGCCGCCCTCGGTGATGCGCCCGACCACCTTCTCGGCACCCTCGTGCTTGATCCAGCACAGGGAATCGCCGTTCTTGCGCACGATCTGGATCTGGCCGATGGTCAGCTTCGCCAGCCGCTGCATCAGGGTGAACAGCTTGGGCAAGGCCGGGGCAACAGGCAGGGCCTGCGGGGCCGCCACGGCCTGCTGGCGGGGCTTGCTCCACTCGACCAGCTTGCGGGCGAAGTCGGCCTGCTTCTCCGACACGAAGCTGCCGTACTTGATCAGCTTGCCGGCCATGTCGCGGCACGTGGCACCCTTGCCAGCGGCGAAGGCATCGGTGCGCGCCTCGAATCTGCAGGCGGCTGCGTGCAGTTCCTCGGCCTGCAGCATGGCCGGGGTGTTGCCCTCGGTGGTGCCACGGTCCTGCTCGCGGCGAATGGCGGGCATCGTGAAGGGGAAGTTGGCGGGGTTGAAGCTCATTTCGTTTCCTTGTTTCGTTTCGTTTGCTGAAGCCCAGAGTATATCAGCCCTGGGCTTCAAAGGGCAAAGCCCCTACAGATCAGTAGCCATCGTCGTCCTCCTTCACGAGGGCCGGCTGGGCCTTGGCCTCCTGGCCGCCCAGTTCGGCCAGCATGCGAACGTCGGCGGCCACTTGCCGCCGCAGGGCATCGATGATGTGGACGGCCTTGAAGGGCAGCCCTGTCAGGTCGTGCGTGTTGGCCGCCAGGGCCTGGGCATCCTCGCGGGTGAACATGCGGGCCGCACCGGGGCACGTGATGTGCGGGTTGACCACGTGGCCGCTCGGGTCGGTGTCGAACGTGATGGTGTTGCCGTGGCCGTTCTGGACCACGTAGCCATGCCCTAGCAGCACGCGGCCAAACCGCTCCAGGGCCTTCTGGTTGGCCTCGATGCTGGCCCTCAGGTCCCTGATCAGTTGCGCCCTGAACAGGTCGGCGGCGGCCTTGGCGCGGGTCTTGATCACTTCGTCGTGGGTCACGTTGTTCTCTCAGTTGTTGGCGAACGCAGTGTACGTTGAGGACACAACGTCGCAGATGGCCGCCAGCAGGGGCAGGGCCAGCAGGATGCCCAGGACGACCAAGCTGGGCATCGAAGGGTTGTTGAGGTTGTCCTGGTTGAAGGCGAGCCAGAGGCCGCCGTTGATGGCCCAGCCCAGAGGGCACAGGATGATCTGGCGAACGATGGCGAGGAGAGTGGGGGCGAGTAGGTTCATGGTGGTCTTTCAGCGAAGGTTGATGTAGCTGGTCATGCCCAGGGCCTTGGCGAGCCGCACGGCATCGTGGCGGCAGTCCAGGCGGGTGATCAGGTAGGTGGCGAGGGCACGGCCCTCGATGGTTCGGCACTGGGCCTGCTGCAGTTCGTCGTGCGTCAGGTTGGCCTTCATGCTGGCCTTGTGGTGGGCGTCGATGTCGGCGCGCAGGGTCTTGGCGAGGGCGGAGATGGAGCGTGCGTTCATGGTGGGGTCCTGGTGGTGGTCGGTGCGAGGCTTGATTGTAGCCCAGGGTTGGTACCCTGGGCAAGTGTGGGGGTTTAAACGATGCTGTTGAGGTGGAAGCGTGCTTCCCAGCAGCACTTCTCGGCGTGCTCGGTGTTGCGCTCGGCGAACAGTTGGGCATCGGCAATGCGACGCAGGGCGATCTGCATGTGGGCACCAGCCGGGTGGGCGTGATGCAGCTTGGCCTTGGCGATCTTTCTCGCCTGGGCCTTGAGGACCTTGACAGTGGCGAGGATCTCGGTGGAGGTGGTGTAGGTGGTCATTTCGTTTCCTTGGTTCGTTTGCTGCTGAGGAGTCTATTGTAGCCCAGGGTTTCAATCCTGGGCTATCGTAGGGTCTTTATTTCCAGATCCACTTGTTGGCCGCATCAGCCTTGGCATCGGCAGCCGCGATGCCTGACTCATACGAGGCATCGGCATCTGCTTGGCACGTGATGACCTTGGGGGCGGCCAGGAATCGTGCGAGCCATGCCTCGGCGGCCTTCTTGGTGGTGAAGCCCATCTCGATCACGTCGTCCCCGTAGATCGGGTCATGTGCGACCACGGCCCAGGTCATGTAGCCCGGACGGTAGCCATTCTCGGTCTTCTTGGTGATGTACTGGTAGGTGGTCATGTTCAGGTCCTTGGTGCGTTGTTCAGAGATTGCAGTATAGCCCAGGGCTTAAAGCCCTGTCAACAGTGGGGCGTTTAAACGAAGCTGTAGTTGTCCAGGTCGGTGTCCACGGCCGGGGCAGCACGCTTGCCCGAGGTGTGGCGGCGGTCGGTGATGTCCCAGCCGCCGATGCCCATGCCCTTCCAGTTGCGGTTCGCCAGGGCGAAGCGCAGCAGGTTGTTGACCACGTGCGTCTGATCGGTATCGAACATCTCGGCCAGGGCCTCGATGGTGGGTGCCACCTTGCCGTCCAGCCGCAGGGTCTTCACGGCATTGGCCTCTCGCCATGCACGTTGACGGGCCGCCGCATCGGCGTGCTTGGCAGGGCGGCCACGCTTGGCCTTGGGAGCGGCCTCGACTTGGGCCGGGGAGGTGGTGTCGATGAATGCTGTCGTCATGCTTCTATTATCGGTAGCCTGGGGCTTCACTTGAGGATTATCTGCGAACTGTTACATCTGGCCCCCAGGCCGCCCCAGGTGGTGCCCCACCCTGGCCGCAGGTGCCCTGTCATAGGGAGGCCCCAGTTCCCCCAGGGTTCCCCAACCTTATATATGGGTACGAATAAGTATTGGTGAACATCCAGTTACAGGTGAGGGGGAATGTGGGGGGGTTAAGGCGGCCCAGGTAGGGTGGGGACCCTGTGCGGCCTGTTCTGCCCTATGAACAGCCTCCCTGCGGCCTGCGGCTGGGCCTTGTGCTGGACCCTGTGCGCGCCTATGCTCGGGGCCATGGGCACGACTAAAACAGAAGGAAATAGGGACAACCCTAAGATGGGCAGGGCCGGCAACCCGCTGGCCGGCCGGCAGAAGGGCACGCCCAACAAGGTCACGGGCGAATTCAGGGACACGGTACGTGCCCTGCTGGAGGACAACCGCCACAACGTGGCCCTGTGGATCCAGCAGATCGCTGAGGGTGCCCCGGCCGTCTACGACGCCAACGGCAAGCTGGTGTTCCCAGCACGCCCACCCGATCCCGTGGCGGCGGCCAGCCGGCTGGCCGCCCTGGCCGAATTCGCAGCACCCAAGCTGACCCGCACAGAGGTGACAGGCGAGGCCGGCGGTGCCCTCAACGTGATCATCCACAAGGTCGCCTGAGGCGACATTGCGTTACGGGGAATTGACCATGACATGCGATCACAGGATGGGATGGGCACCAGCGGCTGGTGAAGACTTCAACGGGTGGTTCCACGTGGAACAACCCGAGGCTGCCAGCATGCCGGCCGAGCCACGCGAGGTGCAGCCCCGGCGTTGGGTGAACCCCAGGTGCATGACCAAGGGGGACCACGAGGCCCGCGAGCGTGACCAGCAGATGGGCCGCCTGGGGCTGCCCATGTTCCACGTGGAACAGCCTGGGGTGCTGGTGTTCTACGATGGCCGCAGTGCGTGCGAGCCTCAGGCATACGAGATGGCGGCCTGCGGCCAGGGCCAGTCCGACATGATCCAGGGCCTGGAGGCCAAGGACCTGTCCGAGGCCCTGGCGGCCCTCAGGGAGGCCGAGTTGGCGGCGGCGCACGAGGCTGCGGCTGCGCATGCTCGCAGCATGGGCGAGGCGCACCAGCAGCGCATGCTCAAGCTGCAGGCCGAGGCGCATGCGTGCGTCGGCATGCAGCGCGGCGACAGTGGCTGGCGCGACTGGAACGATGGCTGACATGCCCAAGCTGTTTAAACTGCTGACAGGTGGGCGGCCCATGATGCGCAATGGGCTGGCCTTCAGGGACGCAGCCTCGGGTGCGTTCATCTACTTCTGGGTTGACACGCTCGGGCGTCGTTGGCTCGCAGAGGATGCGTGGTCGCTGCGGCGGGTGCCGGTCGGCCACGGCGAACGTGTGAAGCTGCCCGAGCAGGGCAATGAAGGACCTGGACCATGATGAAGAACGTGTTGTTGGCCCTTGTGGCCTGTGCGGCGGTCGCCACTGCGAACGCCCAGCCTGGAGGCTGGCGCGAGCGTGATCGGCAGCTTGACCCCGAGATACGCGAGGCCGTGCGCGACTACTGCCGGATCATGAACCGCCGCAGTGATCGCAACCGCGACGTGCGGCTGCCGCGTGTGTGCTACCGCCTGTTCCCTGGCGTGTACCAGCCCGCATTCCCGCCCCGGAGGCCGCAATGAAGACCTTCCTCGCCATGGCAGCCGTTGCCATCATCGCCGGCTGCGCCGTCACCACGCCTGATGGGGACATCACCGTCACCATCCCGGCCATCGACATCGATGTGCGGCCCGAGCATCGCAACCGTGTCCACCTGACCCGCGAGTGGGTCGAGCGCGGCGTGCGGTACTGCAGGTACAGCAACGGCTACGTGGACCGGCACCACTGGCGTCAGGAGTGCGCGAGGGCGTACTGATGAAGGAGCCGCCCGTCTGGTTCCAGGTGATCATGTACGTGATCACCGGTTTGGCGGCCGTCTGGCTGGGTGTCCACTTGGCATGGTGGCTGGGCGGCCTCTTCATATGACCGATCTGATCCTGCCCAACGGGTTCACCCCCCGGCCGCCGCAGAAGGAGTTGATGCGCTACTTCGACCACGGCGGCCTGCGGGCCGCCGCGTGTTGGCCGCGACGGTACGGCAAGGACCTGACCATGGTCCACCAGACCGTCAAGATGATGTTTGAACGTCCAGGCATGTACTTCCACATGCTGCCCAACCACAAGCAGGCCAGGAAGGTCATCTGGGACGGGTTCGACAACACCGGCAGGAAGATCATCGACACCGCCATGCCGGCCAGCATCCGGCAGGACACGAATCGCACAGAGATGAAGATCACGCTGAAGAACGGCGCGATCTGGCAGCTTGTAGGCTCGGACTACTACGACAGCATCGTCGGTGCCAACCCATTCGGCCTCGTGATGAGTGAGTCCGCCCTCTCAGACCCCCGGGCGTGGTCCATATTCCGCCCGATCCTTGCCGGCAACGGAGGCTGGGCAGCCTTTATAAGCACACCCCGGGGCTACAACCACTTTTATGACCTGATGCAGCTTGCGAAGAAGAATGATCATTGGTACCACAGCCATTTGAGTGTCGAGCACACCCGCCATATCCCGGAATCGGTCCTTTCGGACGAGCGGCACGAGATGCCAGACGAGTTGTACCGCCAGGAGTACGGGTGCGATTTCAGCGCGGCGAACGTCGGGGCCATTTTCGGCCGCTACATCGAGCAGGCCGAGAAGGAGGGCCGGATCTGTGCCCTGAACATGCCTGGGGATCATGAGATTTGGGTTACCAGCGACATAGGCTACAGGGACAAGGCCGCGTTCGTCTGGTGGCGGCGGTTCAGGGGCGGCTTTGAGATATTCCACTACGACGATGGGTCAGGCATGGACGCCGAGGAGTGGTCGGGCCGGCTGGGCAAGCAACCGAAGGCGGACGTGCTGGTGCTGCCCCACGACGCGAAGGTGAAGACGTTTCAGAGCAAGCGGTCCACGGTCGAGACATTCCTCGCCAACCCACCCTGGCCCGGTTGCGAGATACGTGTAAACGAGATACGCAAGAAGGCCGACAGCATCAACGCCGGCCGGCTGATGATGCGCAGGGTCAGGATCAGCAACGAACCGGTGTGCGAGCCCTTCGTGATGGCTATGCGCGCCTACGCCTACAAGTACGACGAGGAAACCAAGACGTTCAGCAGCGAGCCAGAGCACAATTGGGCCTCCCACCCGGCCGATGCGTTCATGGAAGGGGCGGCGAGGTTGTCCGAGCTTGAGCCGGCACCGCCCAAGAGGACGATCATCGTGCCGTCCATCGACCGGGCCTTTACGCTTGACCAGTTGCACGAGGCGGTCAACCCCAACACCCAGCGCAGCGGGAGGATCTGATGCCCGGTCCCTACGACCAGCCCCCGGTTCCAGGCCAGCCGCCAATGCCGGGTGACGAAAAGGGCGGATACGCCAAGGACACCCCTGCCCAGCGCAAGAGCAAAGCGGAGGCTGGAAAGCAGCTTCCCGTGAAGGAGGCCCGCGAGGCCAAGAAGGATCCGGCCAAGATGGCCGAGGTGTGGGAAAAGGAACTGCAGGCGGCCAAGAAGGAGTTGACGAAGTTCCACACCCAGGCCCGCAAGCTGGTCCAGCGGTACCTGGATGAGCGCGAGTCGTCGGCCATCGTGGACGGCGCGGATTCGCGGGTCAACCTGTTCTGGTCCAACACCGAAGTCCTCAAGTCCAGCCTCTATGCGAAACCGCCGAAGGTGGATGTCTCCAACAGCTACAAGGACAGCAACGACGACGTGGCACGCGTGGCGGGCAACATCCTCCAGAGGATGCTCAACAACGACGTGGAAGAAGACGACGAGAGCACGTACCCGGAAATCACGAGGCAGGCGGTAGGCGACTACCTGATCGTCGGCCTGGGTCAGGTCTGGTACCGCTACGAGGTTGAAACGCAGACTTCGTCCACCGACCCAGTGACCGACCCCGAGACTGGCACGGTGCTGGCCGAGCCTGTCGAGTACGAGGCCATCACGCATGAGGATGCGCCGGCCGACTACGTCTACTGGGAAGACTTCTGGTGGTCGCCGGCACGGGTCTGGCAGGACGTGCGGTGGGTGGCGCGGCGGGTGTACATGAACCGCGAGGAGTTGATCGCACGGTTTGGCGACAAGATCGGCAAGGACGTGCCGATCAGCAAGCAGAAGCCCAGGGGTGACTCCATATCGCCCCAGAACGACCCCTGGGAGAAGGCCGGCGTGTTCGAGATATGGGACAAGACCACGAAGTGCGCCTACTGGCACGTCATGGGCTACAACATCATCTGCGACCACAAGGAAGACCCGATGAAGCTGCGCGGGTTCTTCCCGTGCCCCTGCCCGCTGATGGCGAACCTCACCACCAGCAAGTTCATGCCCCGGGCCGACTTCCTGATGGCCCAGGACCAGTACGCGCAGATCGATGAGCTTTCCACGCGCCTGAAGTACCTCATCAAGGCTTGCAAGGTGGTTGGTGCCTACGACAAGACCAGCACCCCGCTTGGGCGGATCTTCAGCGAGGGCATGGAGAACCAGATGATCCCGGTGGACAACTGGGCCGCCTTCGCGGAGAAGGGCGGCATCAAGGGGTCCATGGACTTCGTGCCCATCGAGATAGTGGCCCAGGTCATCGAGCGGCTGACCCAGCAGCGCGACATCCTCAAGGCTACCCTGTACGAGGTGCTGGGCATCGGGGACATCATGCGCGGCATGACCAACCCGGATGAAACCCTGGGGGCGCAGCAACTCAAGGCTGAATTCGGCGGCAACCGTCTGCAGTTTAAACAGCAACAGATAGGATGCTGGGTAGCGGCCGGCCAGCGCATCCGGTCCCAGATCTTCTGCTATCACTTCCAGCCCGACACGATCATCGAGCGGTCCAACATCATGCTCAGTGAGGACGCCCCCATGGCCCAGCAGGCCGTGGAATTCCTCAAGAGCGGGGCCGAGGCCAAGCAGTACCGCATTACGGTCGAGTCTGAAACGATGGCTATGGTGGACTGGGCACAGGAACGCGACAGCAGGACCCAGTTCATGGAAGCGGTCGGCGGGTTCCTGTCCAGCACCAGCGACGTGATGCAGACGATGCCCAAGGCGGTGCCCGTGCTGCTGCAGATGATGAAGTGGGGCCTGGGCGGCTTCCGGGTGTCCAAGGAAATCGAGACTGTGCTCGATCAGGCCATCAAGGAAGCCAGCACGCCGCCCGAGCCGGCCCCGCCGACACCCGAGGACGACGCGGCGGTCGAGAAGGATCTGGCCTCTGCCGACCAGTCCCGTGCCACGGCCCTGGAGAAGCGTGTCCAGGCCGGCATGGACCTGTTGTCGGCCCAGCAGATGGGCCTGCCGGTCGCCGGCATGCCTCTCGGCCCGGAGATAGGCCCCAAGCCCCCAGGGCAGCCCCCAGGCGGCCCCCCAGGCCCGCCGGAAGGCCCTGGTGGGCCTCCGGGTCCTGGCGGCCCTCCTGGCGGCCAGATGCCGCCTCCTGGCGGCCCCCCGGGTCCACAAGGTCCACCACCTCAGTAGTAGCGCAATGAGCGAAACCACCGATCTGCTGCGGGGCCGTGACACCCGCCCACCAGCGGAATTGAAGCCTACGCCACGGCACAAAGGGTGGGGAGCCTTGTCCGACCTTCTGCGCGGCGGGCGCGACATCGCCAACAAGGCGGATCTGCCCCTGGTGGGGCCGGTGGGCGACTTCGCCCTCGGGAAGATCCCCGAGGAGGTGAACGAGTGGTCCTACGGCAACTCGCCGGTCCAGATCAACCCCATGGCGGGCCGCACGGCCTCGTTCGTGCCCGAGATAAAGCGGGGGCGCAAAGAGGGCGTGGCGGACGTGCTGGGGTCCATCGGCAGCCCCACCGGCAGGAAGGCCCTGACGGCCGCTGCGCTGGGCGGCTTGGCCCCCAGCGGGGTGGATGCGGCCTCGTACCTCGCGCACACGGCCCTGAAGCCGCACCCGAAGGTGGGCACCCGGTTCGAGCGCGAGATGGTCGGCAAGATGGCCCCGAAGACGCCCCAGCGCATCGAGGACATCGAGGGCGCGAGCATTACCGCCATGCCGTGGGACCAGAGCAGTCGGGGGCAGCGCATCACCAGCATCTCGGACGAGAAGTTGCCCAGTCCGATCATCACCACGGGCGGCCAGGACTACGCCCGGGATCTGGCGAACATCGAGCAGGGCGTCGGTGGGGCGTCGAACCTGGGCATCGCCAAGCGGATCGCAGACCGCAACGAGGCTGCCCGGGAGGCTGGCCTCGCAGGCGGGGGCAGCGGCCGGGTCATCATGATGCCGACCACGATGGGGGCCGACTCGGAGTTTTTCTCCACCATGCCGGCCGATGCCCTGGTGCAGTTGCTGCGCGGGCGTAACCTGGGCGCGAAGGACATCCAGAAGTTGAACGAGATGGTCCGCACCTCCCCGGTCAAGAAGCCTGGGGGCACGGAGCGGCCGTTCGGCAGGTTCGCCGGCTTTGAGGATCCCGACTTTGAGGAGCAGATGCGGATCGGCCTGGGCAAGGGTGCGCCGGCTGGGGAACTGCGCAAGGCCATTGCGGGGCAGCTTACGAAGGTCGGCCCGCAGAAGATGATCGGGTTCAACAAGCAGGACCTGATGAACGCCATTACCGACCCCGACCTGATGGGCGTGGGCAAGGGGCACATGGGCAACACGCTGATCGAGGCCCTGCGGGGGACGCCGCTGACGAAGTCCGCGCACCCGGCTTACGACACCGACTTCGCCGGCCGGTATGTCGGCAGCATGGGCGCGAACATCCCCATCGAGAGCGTGATGCCCAAGACCTACGCCGCCACCCTGCGCGAGATGCAGGGCAAGACGAGCGACCCGACCAAGCTGCGCAACATGACCATCGGCGCGATGCAGACGCGCAAGGGTGGCTTCTCCGAGTTGGTGGACAAGGAAACCATCGACTCTGTCAACCGCTGGCTGGAGGCGAACAAGTAATGCCCACCTACGACTTCAGGTGCGAAGCGTGTAAACGCGAATACAGTGTGCTCCGGTCGATCCGCGAGCATTGCATCAATCCCCGGCCATTCGTGTGCTGCGGCCAACCCGCCGAGCGATGGTTCACACCCGGCGGTACGGGCGTTGCACTGAACAACGCACTGGCCGGGGACCGGCACTACGAGGGTCTGCGGGCCACGGACGGCACCGACATCAGCACCCGCACCAAGCACCGCGAGTACATGAGGCGCAACAACCTGACGACCATCGACGACTTCAAGGACACCTGGGCGAAGGCCCAGAAAATCCGCGAGGAGTACCGGCAGGGCAAGGGCCACGGCGCAATCACGCGTAACGATATTGCCCAGGTCATAGCCGACATGGGCGACCGCTGACGGCCGGTTTCGCCGCCCTACAAGGAGAATCCATGGGACCCGAAGACGACGATCTGCGCGGCGATTTAGAGACTGCGTTTGGCGAGGATGGCGGCACCGAGGTGCCGCCCGCGCCGCCGCCGGTTGACAAACCGCTTGACACTCCGCCCGCACCCGAGTCAGTCGAGGCGGTTGCCCCGAAGGGCGAGCGCGACGCCCTCGGACGGTTCCTGAAGAAGGATGCCGCCGCTGCACCAACGCCGGGGGTGGCTTCTCCTCCCGCCCCGGGCGGGCCACTCGTCCCGGCCACTCCAGCGGCGGCACCCCCTGCCCCGGGCCTGCAGGCCCCGGCCGGGTGGGGGCCTGCGGTGCGTGAGCACTGGGCCAATCTGCCCCAGCCCGTGCAGGAGTACGTCCACCAGCGTGAGCAACAGATGCAGCGGTGGGCTAACGACACGGCCCCCATGCGCCAAGCCGGCGAGCAGTTCATCCGGGCGGTCGAGCCGTACATGATGACCATCCGGGCCGAGGGGGTGGACCCGTTGACGGCGGTGACCAACCTGATGCAGTTCGGCACCACCCTGCGCTTCGGCACGCCCCACGAGAAGGCCACGGTCATCTCGCAGTGCATCCAGCTATACGGGGTGGACATCCCGGCCCTGGACGCCCTGCTGGCCGGTCAGGCACCCCCGCAGGGGCAGGCACCGCAGATCAACGTCCAGGCCGAGGTGCAGCGTGCCCTGGCACCCCTGATGCAGCAGGCGCAGCAGCGGCAGCAGTGGGAATGGCAGCAGACCAACGAGCAGGCCCGCAGCGAGTTGCTGGCCTTCGCGGAGGACCCGAAGCACGAATTCATCTCGGACGTGCGCGAGATCATGGCCGACCTGATCGAGGTGGCCGAGCGGCAGCGTTATCCCCTGCCGCTGCAGGACGCTTACGACAGGGCATGCGCTTTGCATCCCGAGGTGTCGAAGGTCATAATGGCAAGGCAGCAAGGTGTAAACGCCAGTAAGCTGACACAGAACGCCCAGCGGGCACGTGCCGCAGCGGTCAGTGTCAAAGGCGTGGCACCGGTTGGCAATCCGACTGCGGGCGAACCGTCATCGATACGGGAATCCATCGAGGCGGCCATCGACGCGCATTCGAGGGTCTAGGCGGAGTAGAACCGCCTCGGGGGCCTAGAACCGCTGCAGCGGCCATCGAACCCCCTGAGGAGCGGCCATCGAAAGCCCGGATGGACAAGGTAGCGTGTAAACGCAGGCTTAACTCATCCTGGAGGCTATATGGCTTTCCCCAATGTCTCGGACATCGTCGCCACGACGATCCAGTCGCGCACCCGCAAGATCGCGGACAACGTGACCAAGAACAATGCCCTCTACATGCGGCTGGACCAGCGGGGCAACCGCAAGACGTTCAGCGGGGGCAATGTGATCTACCAGGAGTTGTCGTTCGCGCAGAACAGCAACGGCGGGTGGTACTCGGGCTATGACTTGTTGCCGGTCGCTGCCTCGGACGTGATTAGCGCGGCCGAGTACACGATCAAGCAACTGGCCTGCCCCGTCACCATGAGCGGCCTGGAAACCATCCAGAACGCTGGCCGCGAGCAGATGATCGATCTGCTGGAGGGTCGCATCACGGTGGCGGAAGCCACCATGGCGAACCTCATGGCCGAGGGCGTCTACGGCAACGGCACCACGTTCGCCGGGAAGTCCCTGACCGGACTGGGGGCCGCCGTACCGGTGGATCCCAGCACCGGCATCTATGGTGGGATCGACAGGGGCACGTGGAATTTCTGGCGCAGCCAGATCGTCCCCGCCGGCACCGCGCTGACGGCCTCCACGATCCAGGCGGCCTGGAACGGCCTGTGGGCTGCCCTGGTGCGCGGCACCGACCGTCCCGACCTTATCGCCGTGGACAACTTCATGTGGCAGACGTATCTGGCGAGCCTGCAGGCGCAGCAGCGTTTTGCATCGCCAGAGGTTGGCAACCTGGGGTTCCCAAGCCTGAAGTTCATGGACGCCGACGTGGTCCTGGACGGCGGCATCGGCGGCTTCTGCCCTGCCAAGACGGCGTTCTTCCTGAACACCAAGTTCATCTTCCTGCGCCCGCACAGTCAGCGTGACATGGTGTCACTCGACCCCAACAAGCGTTACGCCGTGAACCAGGACGCCGAGGTGTCAATCTTGGCCTGGGGTGGCAACCTCACCTGTTCCGGCGCACAGTTCCAGGGCCGGCTGATCAGCGGCTAATCTCCTTGAGGGCGGGCTTGCCACCCGCCCACCTTTTCAACAGGAGCACCACATGCCCGCATCCCTTCCAGGCGCGACCCTTGCCGAGAACCTCGCCAACCCGAGCGCGGGCAAGGCCGTCCTCTATAGCCTCCTGTCCGGTCCCAAGGGCTCGCCCCTGGACAGGGATGTCCAGGTGCCGTATCTCGGCACCCCAGGCACCCCTGGCTACCCGGCCAGCGGCAACGCATCAACCGGCGGCCTGTCCAATGGCCTCGGGTTCGGCCCCAACCTTGTCATCGGCCTGACGGCACCGGCCAGCATCGTGGCCGCCGGTTATTCCGACGACTACACCCTGGGCGTCACGAAGCCTGACGGCACGGCGTCGGCTAACAGCACCCTCATGTACATCGGAGGCGGGCGCAGCAACCCGGACGGCACGGCGTTGCCCTACACCGCCGGCTTCGGCATCGGTGGTGCCGGCAACGGCGGCAGCCGCGACGCTGGCGCAGGACCGGCCTTCACTGGCTTCCTGGGCAAGATCGTCACGGCCGCTGCTGGCGTGGCGAACGGCGCAGTCGTTGAAACGGGCTGGGTCAACCGCTCGGGCGTGTCCCTGGTCACCGGCCAGAGCACCCTCGGACTGGCATCGGCGGCTTCCGCGACGCCGACCATCACGGAGCAGGTGATTCCCGAGCCGGATGAGCCCGAAGGGGCGATCCTGCGCATCGGGCCGGGGTACGAGGCGACGGTCCAGACGCCTGTGCGCGTGCGCGGGGGACGCTGACATGCCAAGCAAGTCGCCGGCACAACGGCGGCTGATGGCAGCCGCCGCCCACAACCCGGCCTTCGCCAAGAAGGCTGGGGTTCCAACTTCCGTAGCCAAGGAATTCAACGCGGCCGACAAGAACAAGGCCACGGTGAAACTGCTGCGGGGGAAGAAGTAGTGTTTTAACCCTAGGAGTACAACGTGCCAGAATCGAAACTTGTAGTCATCACGCCCATCGAGGGCGCGTCGGTGGACAACAGCTTGCCGGGGAGCGACAGCGGTCGCCGCTGGCCTCGCCCCGATGGCAATCCTCCGTACCCCGATAACGGCCTACCCGATGGAGGCAACGTTGGCACCCCCGAGAACCCCGTGCAGCTTCCCGCCGCACCGCCGCCATATCCGAATGTCGGTCTGCCACCTTCTGTCTGGCCTGGGGTTCCGATCCATAAGCCCGCTCCGGGTGAACCTCCAATCACGCTCCCGCCGGGATCGGTGTATCCGCCGCTGCCCCCTGCGATAGGCAACAACGAGAACGTGCT